CAGGACATCGATGATGACATGCGGCCAGATGATCCCATGCTCGTCCGGTGGTGCCTGTTCGAGGTGCGCGATGCAGAAACCGAAGTTAGCGTTGGTCCGTGAGGGGTCCGCGTGTGCCCGATAGGCGATAGACAACAGTCCCTGATGTTGGGGCGAGAGTTGTTCTCTCCATTCGGGTTTCATGAACATCCGGTCGACCATCACCTCGTTGAGGTAGGCGTCCTGGACGGTCGCGAACTGGGCACCACGTTCGACTTTGAACTTGTCCGGGTTACGACGCATACGCCGGTACTGGACACGTTCGTCTGGTGAACCTTCCTCCTTCGGCTCGAACTGGACCGGTGAGTTCCATCGGGGGAATGTCCGTGTCCTGCCGGGCCGGATCAGTATCTCCCGACTCCGTTCCCAGTCCCGGTAGGGTTCCCAGGACGGGAGTTGGATGATGAGGAAGGTTGGTTCGGCAACTGCTTCGGTGATCTCGTCCGGTTCGAGGTCGATGTCCTGTGAGGCGGCTTCCTCGATAAAGGTAGAAGTCTTGAGCTTGCCCTCACGCCGGTTGTACTCGTCGAGGGTGATGCGGCCCTGTTGGTAGAGGTCGTAGAATTTTCCGATCTTCGAATAGGGGCTGGAGGCGATGTATGTCATTGCGGCAGAACCGAATTGGTCAAGGCTCGGCTGGAAAGCGTCATAGATTTCTTCGCCGGTCTTCATCGACCCGGTACCGGAGATCATGTGTGCCATTTCGTCATAGGCGTTGAACATACCGGTACCACCACGGCCACTGGAGGAGACCGAACTTGATGCCTTGCAGTAGATGGTGGCGATCTCACGGTCACTCGTGATCCCGTCCATCCGGTTCTGCTGGATCATCTCCTCATCGCCCGGTGTGCGGATATAGAACTCGGTGTACTTGTCACCGACGATGCTCGACCGGAGGTACTCACAGTTGAGTACGGTATTACGGATATCGCGGAATTGTCGGGTGACCGCTTGGCCCAAAGATGTTGCTACGACCATGATTTCGGCCACCTGTCCAGGTACCTGGTTGAAGTGCTGTTGCCAGCTCCCGAGGCTATAGAGGTAGGCGATCCGTTCGGCACCGAGGATACCGCCCAGGATGCCCTTGGAGGCCCGTCGTCCCATCACCATCTGGACATGTGGGAAGTGGGTGAACCCGTTCCCCTTCAGGTAGGCGACACGGTCCCAGATGTCTGGTTGTACGCCTGCGGTATTTGAATAGTTCTTGAACCCTTCGGCCCAGCCGCCGATGACATCACGGTCATAGTCGGTCATCGTCTCGGTCTCTAGGTAGATGAGTTTAAGGAGTGTCATCTGACGGGGATAGAGACGTTTGTTACAGAAGGATTTGTGGGTCGCGAAGTCGACGATGGACTCCCAGGGCGGACCGTTACGGAGACCAGACTTGAAGGAACCGATGACATCAAAATTCTGGTCGGTCGAGGGTGTCCAGATTTTAGTCATGACTATCCCTTAAGGTAGGCGATGGCCTCGGCAGCAGAATAATTCACATGCGGGCCGGTCTGTTTGCCGACGAATACCAGTGCGTCCAGCATCGCCTTGACCATGCCGGTCGTCTCACTGATCGCATTCGAATCTTGTTTCATACCACCAAGTTCCAGTATCTGACTGAGTAGGCTATCGGGTCCCTTCATGAAGTCTCCGTTACGGATGATCTGCCAGATTGCGGTCCGGTTCTCGGTCGACTCATCAGGCGGGCAATCTGCATACAGGTCGCCCTTATGGGCATACTCGGCCCACCATTTTGGTGTATCGGTGAGGAGGTTCCCGGTCACCCCACCATTGGCCGGGGGTGAGGATGGTCCACCCGAGTCAGGACGTACCTGGCCCCGTTCCCGGCACGGGTTACCCCACATACAGGCCTTGATGATCTTCGGGTAGGCCCAGTGGAGCCTGCCCGACTCGGGACGTATCTGTTCTACGAATAGCTCGGTAGCGACAATGGCACCCTGGCTATAGCCCAGAAGTGCTGCCCCACAACGCATTACCTGATCACGGTGAATGTTGAACTGGTTCTCCAGCTCGGCCTTGCCCTCGGTGATACTGGCCCCCATCGGGAAGGGTCTGGCGCTGTAACCTATTGGCTGCCAACGGTATTGGGACTCGACAGCACGGGCCGTATCAGCATCGGGACCGATCCACCACGGGACCCCGCTACCACAGACCGAAAATAACATCGTCCGCTGGTCGATCTTGGGTGGCCGGGGGAGGTATCCCATGACTACCTTGGTCTCGTAGTTGAGGATGCCGGGGATGTACTTACCGGTCGCGAGCTGTCCCTGTCCGGTGTTGTACCGGGCCTGCATGTCGGCGACAGCGGTCACCATCGGTTGGTCGTAGAGGGTGTTGTCGGCGAGTCCCCTAGCATAGGAGAACTTCTTCCGCATATAGGCCTTAATGACCCGAAGCTCGGGGTGGCTGTCACCGAGTCCCCAACCGACCCATTGGCCCCCGACCTTCATGGTTGGTAGTCGGCACTCGCCGGGTCACCATTGACGGCGACCGGGACAGTAGGGGGTGTGACGTTGACAGCCCGTTCACGGTCTACCGACTGGAGTAGGCTGACCAGTCCGGCGACCCCGGCGGCATAGAGGTAGCCGTACCAGGGGACGCTGATGACCGGGATGGCCGAGACCTGGACCGAGGTCTGGACGGCCAGGAGTAGCCCGGCCAGGGACTGGCAGAAGGTACGGAAGGCCCGCCAGGTGGCGTCATGCCAGAATTGTCGGTCTGTCCACATGATGATCTCCTTGTCTAGGGGGTGAGCTTGGCAACACGACGCCAGATGTCTTCGAGTAACTCGCGGTCCGTGAAATCGCGGGGGTACTGTTTGGACGGGGGCAGGGCAGGTGCCTCCAACTTCGGGTTGACGACCTTGAACTGACCACGTTGGGCTTTGCCAACCTCGTTGCGGAACCAGTTCATATCCAGGTTCCCTGGGTCCCATTTCCCCTGCCTGCGGCCTGCCCACTCCTTGTGACCGATGACTCTGTCGGGGCCGAAACCAAGTTTGCTCAAGATCGCGGCGACGGTGTCGCGCATGGCGATGATCTGTGGGTCGGGCCAGCGTTCCCGGCCTTGTGTCGCCGGGCTGATTGTGGTATCGCGGGGCCAGGCACACTCGATCCCGATCAGGTGGAAGTTGGCATTGTCGGTCGGGATACCCGGATAGTCCCCGGCACCAGCGTGCCAGGCGACCCCGGCGGCGACGATGGAGACGGTGCCGTCCTGGCCGATATGGAGCTGGCTCAGGGGGCCAGGGAGGTCGGGCCGTCCTTCCTGGATACTCTCGGCGGTCTCGCGTGCATTCCCCGTATGGTGTACCATCACGCCCCAGAGGTTGAGGAAATCCCCATGCCCCGTATTGCGCCACTCGGGCAGTTCCCGGACCTTGAGCCTCGGCTCCTGGGCCTTGAGTACCTCGGCTAGCCATATCGGGTCTCCTGTCCATCCCACGGCCTTCTTCTCCTTGATCGTCAGGGGGTCCTGTGCACCGCCGAGGATTGGCAGCGGGTCGGTCTTGGCCTCGGGCCGGTAGCCGTCGACCATCAGACTCAGGTGTAGATGCGGGGCTGTACCGCCGTTAGAGGCACTGTCGGGGTTGATCCGGCCAATCACCTGTCCGGCCCGGACCGGTGCCCCTGGCGTGATCTGAGGCCCTCTGACGATGTGCCCGTACTCGAAGACCGTCCCGTCATCGGACTGGACGACGATCCACCCGGCAGGGTCCGGCCCGCCATAGCCCTGTGCGGCCCCGCAGTAGAGGACCGTCCCGTCATCGATGGCATACACCGGCCTGCCACCGGAACCGCCAGGGAAGCCGAAGTCGACACCGTAATGGAACCCCCCGGCACGGGGGCCGTAGGGGCTGGTGACGATCCGGCCCGCCTCTAGGGGCCAGAACCGTGCGGCCACGGTGACCACCTCCTCCTGCACCCCTTCGAGGCCGAACACCGGCCCCTGGCAGGGCCGTAGGACGACGAAACCCCCGGCCTGGTATGGCCGGGGGCTTGACGAGGTAGGTGGCGGGTCAAACTTTCGGGCGGTGAACCGATACTAGTGAGGTGGTCTTGCGCGGAAAGTAAAAATGGTCTTGACCGACGAAGCGAATCCGAACGTCGTCATGTCCGGTTTCGGCGACCTCGTTGGTGACGATTGCGCGTAACCGGTCGGAGCTTTTGATGTTGTAAGCAAACTCTACGATCTGATCACCGGGAAGCACCTCGTCATAGCGCACTAATAAGTTGCCCGGCTCGGCAGCCCACTGTTGCTCGCGCAATAAGCAGACCAGCGAGCAGTGCGCCGAGTTAGCGGCCTGACTGCGACGGTATTGGCTGATGTTCATGCCAACCTCGGCCAGGGTGGCCAGCACGGCCTCAACGGTGGCTTCGCCGCCGTAGGTGGTGGCGGCAATGGCGACAGTGGTCTGCACCTTCTTGGCGTAATACCGCTGGGTGCGTGCGGCCTGCTTGTCCGGCGTGGTCTTAGGAAGAGTGGTGGTCATGACTCCAGAGTAGACCACATCAAGCTATAGCGCAAGCCTGGATACCAGAAGGCCCCCTGGCGGGTAACCAGGGGGCCGTCTAGGGTGCTGCGGGGCTAGCTGTCCAGCTCAATGACCCGAGCCTTGACGCGGGTCAGCTCGGCATTGAAATCGTCGTTGATACGCCGGGCCGCGTTCGAGGCGTTGGTCGAACCACCACGACCGGTATAGATTTCGCCGACGGTGTGGGTCTGGCCGGTACTCTGATCGACCGCGACGACGATGTACCGCTGGGCGTCGTATGCGGCCTGGCGGGCCTCGTCCTTGGCCTTGTCCTCGGCACGCAGGATGGCGTACTTGGCGGCGATGAGGGCCTTGGCCTCGTCCGAGACGACGTAGGTACCGCGCTCGTCGAGGACCAGGTGGCCCTTCTTGGCCACGGCCTGCACGTCGCGGAGGGTACCCGAGGGGGTGGAGTAGTTACCCCAGTGCGAGCCGGGCTTCCAGCCGCCCTTCCCGGCGACCCAGGCGAAGATGTGCTGCTGGTGGTTGGTCAGATTGCCCAGCTCGGCAGCGACCCGACGGTGGGCCGTGGAAAGGATGTGGTCGGTCATGTGTCCTCCTAGGACGGTAGGTGGGTGGTGGTGGTCCGGCTTCCAGGGTACGCGGTCTATAGCCTGATAGCAAGAGGCAAACTAGACGGCGGTATGGGCCGCGTTTGCGAGCTTCTCGGCATGGCCCCGGCAGACCATCTTGGCACTGTCCTGGTGGGACTCACCGAGGTAGGTCTTCCACTCCCTGTTGACCCAGCCGAGGGTGAAATCTTTCCGGCCCAGGTCTTCGGCGACCACACCATCGAGCTGCCAGACATAGCCGTCGGCGGCGTCGGCCTGGGCGATCTTGTCAGTACCGGTGACGAAAGAGACCCGGTAGCTCTCGACCTTGTTGTTGTACCGGCGGCTCCAGAACGGCTCGACGTAGTACACACCGTGCTCGGTCTCGGCCCGGATGACCTTGGCTGCCGAGGGGTGCCGGGTCCACTTCAGGTTCGGCACGACCGGTTGGGGCTGCGCGGCCAGGATCACCTTACGTTGGGCCAGGAGGCCCTCCAGGGCGTCGAGATCGGCCTCGGTCAGCGTGACCAGGTCGCCCCGGCCCCGGCTACTCCCGATGACCATCATGCCGGGCGAGTAGTTGGCGAAAGTACCGCCGCTCATCTCGATCCCAGTAACCTTATTGCGTGCCATCGTGGCATTCTCCTTCGGTAGGTGGTGGTGTGTCTCCAGAATAGCCTGTATCAGGCTATAGCGCAACCGGGGTTTCGAGGAGCCGGTCGTAGTCGGCCTGGGCTGCCTCCCTGGCCTCCCGGTAGGTCCAGTGGTGGCTGATCCAGCGGTGGGTCGTCCCGATCTCCCGGACCAGGGTCTCGCTGACCCGGACCGTCTCCTGCTGGGTATGACTGAGGTGCCAGCCGGTGCAGAGGTTCTGGTTGTCCCCGCCCCGCTCGATGACGTACTCACCCGAGGGTGCCCAGGCATTCGAGGCCTGGTCGTAGGTCTTGGCGTAATAGAGGCCCCCGCCACTAGGGAGCCGCTTACGGAAGCTCAGGAAGGAGGAGAGGCCGAGCTGGGCCGTCCGGGCCGTCATGCGTTCTCACCGTACTTGGCGGCGAGGAACTGCTTGTGGGCCTCGCGCTTCTTCAGGGCCTCGTAGAGGTCGTCCAGGGCGTTGTCGGTCAGGTAGACGCGGTTTTCGCGGTCACCGTTCAGGGTCTGGGTGACGCTGCCGAGGCGGTCGTAGGCGTTGTAGTAGAAGATCGTTCCGGCCTCGGTATCGACGCGGATCGTGTCGGCGATGAGGCGGCGGCGTGCGGTCATGGGATGGGTCTCTTTCTCTCGTGGTGGGTGGGTGGTGGGTGAATCAGAGGGTGATGACCATCTCGGTGGTCGTCTTGGTCCGGCGGGAGACCAGTGCGGCCTTGTCCTTGATCCGGGCCAGGGTCGCCTGTGCGGCCCGCAGGTCGTAGATCAGTTCCTCGATGTCCTCACGGTCGCCGTCGATCAGGTGCTCGCCGTTGTCCATCCGGTTGGCCAGCCAGGCGATGGCGTCCTGCAATGAGTCGGTCTTCTGAAACACGTCGATGGCCGTGGCGCGGACCTTGTCACGGTAGGCGACGGCGTTCGGGCTGGTCTTGTCGTAGTCGGTCATGCTGGCTCCTCGGGGTCGGTGGTGGTGGTTGTCTTCGACAGTACAGGACTATAGCCTGATACGCAACTCAGGAGTTGGCCGCGTGCCAGGCGTCCTCACGGGCCTTGAGTGCGGCCAGGCCGTCCAGTTCCTTCTTGATCCGGTCCAGGCGGGCCAGGTCGTAGTCGGCCTGCTGCTTGGCCTTCTCGACCGCGATGATCGACTTGGTGACGTAACCGACGGCCTCCTTCAGTTCGGCCTGGAGGTAGGCTGTGCGTTCGGCATTGGGGTCCTCGTCGGCCTTATCGAGGCCCGCTGCCTCGATCTGAGCGACCAAGGCGGGGCACTTGGCCTTGATGGCCTCCTTGGCCTCGTCGGCCAGGACATCGGCGATGACCTTGCAGCAGGCCTCCAGGGTATTCGGGCAGACGCCATTACCGCGTCCGCCGTCGGCCCAGTCTCCCTCGCGACCGGCCTGGCGGTCCCAGACGCCCCACTCCAGTTCGGAGGGACGTTCGCAGTTGGCATCGGCACGGACCTCGAAACGACCGTCGGCGGTGAACCACACCTTGGCGGCTCCGGCCTCACGGGCATCGAAGTCAGTGCCCTTTTGCAGGGTGACGTTGTGGAATGTACGGGTGATGAGCTTGGTTGTGATCATGCCCCCAGAGTACACCTACTACAGCTTGATACGCAAGCCTGGACTAGGCCGGGCTGGGGATCGTGGCCATGATCCGGTCCCAGGCGGGCCGGGAACCGAAGGCCCAGGCCTGTCGGGCCTGGCTGGCCGGGCGTTCCCCGTCATCAGTGGGGTGTTGACTGGCATGCCGGGTGATCGTCGTCGGGAGCGAAATATCATGGTTGACAATACTGGGATGGGTATGTGATACTCCGACCCCAATACTCCGGGCAAAGCGTCCGACCGCTTCGTCGATAGGGAGCCGTCCGAGCCGGTAATCATTATCGGTACGGATATGGTGGAGGAGGGCCGGGATCATTGGGGTACGGATCGCGACCGCGACATGGTGGAGCATCTCGGGACCGACCAGGAAATGGTGGTCGCCACCGATCACACGGGCGATAGACGGCTGCCAGTGTGGTGGGCGGGACCGTCCGAGGTAGAGGCTTAGGAGGTCGGTCGGGGCCGCGTTGAGGACCAGGCCGAGCTGGTGCCGGAAGTCCTTGACAGGAAGCGCATCATCCTCTAGGAGGACACTCCACTGGCTGTCACTCCCGGCTAGCCAGTCATAGCAGACCTCGTGGTTGGCCCCTGGTCCCAGGCCCCCGGTATCGATACAGACGACCTCGGCACCGATTGCCTCACCGAGCCGTTCGGCCCGGTGCTGGCGGGTGATATGGCCGACGATGCCGATACTGAACAGGTTGAGGCTCACCGTCAGATCATATCTTCTTCGTAGGCCTACGCTTCTTCGGCTGTCCGGCCTTCCACCGGAGATACTCCGGGTGTTCCTGGAGCCGGTGACTACCGTACTTCTCGGCAAATATATCGATCTGTTTCCAGGTCAGCTCGTCACGGTCCGGCTGGGTATTCAGGGTCACTGACTGGATGTGTTCGACGAGGGCAGCCGGGACGATCATCGGGGTAACCCCCTGGGACCGGGCCTGTTCGATGACGACATCATCCGAGCACCAGAAGCTGACCGACTCGTCGAGTTCCCCGATCCCTTCCCAGAGTTTCCGGGAGATCATGAAACACCAGCCGGAGAAGTGTTGGCCGTTGACGAAACCTGTTGTATTGCTTGTGAATTCGGTCTGCCTTGAGTCTCGTGGGCACTTGGGTGACACGAGCGGGTGGTCGGCGGCGATGAGTTGGTGTAGCCAGCCGTCACGGAACAAGAGGTCGTTGTTCGCGATGAGTATCCAGTCTGCCGACCCCCGCCTCGCACCGAAGTTGGCGAACTTGTTGTAGTGGAAGTCCTCGTCCATATAGATGGTGGCACAGCGTTTGTAGACCACACCGGGGTGCTGTTCGAGGACCGCGATCCCGATAGGGAGACCATTAGCACCAGCCCGGCAGGTACTGACCGTATTCTGGGTGATCGTCTGTAACTCAGGCGTCGGAGCGTTGGAGAGGATGACGATATCGACGACCGGCGCGATATCGGCACGGGCCGGGGCCGCACGGTTACGCAAGTGCTGCTGGGTCTCGGTCGTCTCACTGTTGTAATCGTAGTGATAGAGGACCCTCGGGATATGGGTCTCGGTCCTCAGTAGGGGCCGGAGTAGCTTGGCATACCCGGAGTCCTCACCGTAGGCCAGGTGGGGGAAGGAGACCCGTGTCGCCAGGTCCCTCTTGACGGCACAGAGGTGGTTTGGTATACGTTCGTAGCCCGTGCTGGTGTTCTTGTCCACCAGGTAGTTCAGGGAGTACCGGCAGGGCAACGGGGCCTCCCCGTTGAGCGAGACCGAGGCGAGGAAGGTGATCACGTCAGGATTGTCCTGGGTGGCATCGAGGACACTACGGATCATGTCCGGCTCGACCCGGTCATCGTCGTCGATGAACTGGACATAGCGCCCCTGGGCCATACCGGCCATGACGTTCCGCTTATGCCCGAGCATCATCTGTTTGTTATCGGTCAGCATGACGATCTCGACCCGGCTCTTGTAATCCTCGGGTAAGGCGTTATACTGCCCCCAGACCTGACGCTGAATCTCCTGCCCGAAGCCGTCCCACCGGGTATGGGTAGAGCAGATCAGGACACTCAAGTCAATAGTCATCCCAGGGGGTCTCCCGGCGGGAGGTCGATCCCGGCAGGGTCGAGGTCATCGGCCTGGTTGAGGATAGAGGCCGCGACCTGGCGGGCACCGGCAGGCGTCGTCTGGAAGATGAGCGAGATGTCCATCTCGGGATTAGTCAGGACTAGGGCAACCTGGGGACCCTTCTTCCCGATACTGATCCGGTCGGTCAGGTAGCCGTTGACATCCTTGCGGTCGAAGCGTTCAGGCGGGGGTAGGGTCATTGTCGGCATACCCTTCACAAGCTGTTGGTGCCTCATACGGCCTCACTTATTCTTGTGCCCTGGGCAGTACCATCCCAGGATGCCCTGGCGGATGGCGAGGATCACAGCAGGCTCGGTACAGTCGGGGACCCGGCAGCCGGGCTGGGGTCGGCGCTTCTCGGCATAGCTGCTCATCTCACCGGCACACTAACAAGACGACAGCCCCGGCTGTGGGAGGCCGGGGCTGTCGGGGTGTCGCGTTAGGAGGCTACTCAGCGGCCTCCAAAACCTTGATCGCCGGACGCTGGAGGACCGTCTGCATCTGGCCGGTCTTCTCGTAGACCGCGTGCCGCTTGACCGTCCCGGTGACAGAGACCTTGTCACCCTTGGCGACCGACCAGAGGGCCTCGGCGGTGCCGACCATCTTGATGACCCGGCCATCCTCCAGCTTGGCCGTGACGAGCCGGTGCAGCTCGGTCCCGAAGCCGTTGAAGCGGGGCTTCTCGAAGCTGGACACGACCTCGATGACGGCGACCAGGTTACGGACCCGTTCGTCGATCTCGCCGACAGTACCCTGGTTCATCCGGGCCATCCGGGCCAGGCGGGCATTCTCGGCATGGGCCTCGTCCCAGGCGATAGCGAAGTCGGCGGCGGCTTCCTGTGCGGCCTCGAACTCGGCCCAGTAGGCCTTGATCTCGGCGTTGTACTCGGCGACGAAGGCCTCGCCCTTGGCCCACTTACGGGCGGTCGCGACACTGATGGTCGTCTTGCCGGTCCCGAAGCAGCCCCAGCAGCGTCCGCCGTCGACCCACTTGAAGACGACCCGGCCCGTGCCGCCGCAGCGGTCGCAGTCGGCGACGACACGGTCGGTCGCGGCCATACCGGGATGGGGGTCGGTGTAGAGGTTGAGGGGGACGGTGCCGAGTACGGACTTGTAAGTGACGGTCTTGGTGGTGGTGGTGTTTTCGCTCATGACTCCAGAGTAGACCATATCAAGCTATAGCGCAACCCCTTATGCCAGACGGCCCCCTGGCGGATACCAGAGGGCCGGTCGGGATGCTAGTCGGGGACTAGCGGGTGGAGTACTTGCGCCAGCAACCGTTGCCGTCACCGACGACATAGATGCCGTGGATATCCATGTGGTTGAGAATCTGCCAGGCGACTGTGGAGCTGATCCGCAGGCCCCGACCGACCGTGGACGGGGTGTGGTAGCCGGGGTGGGCAACGAGCCAGCCGTCGATGGCACCCACGAGCTGGTTGCCGGTGGCGGTCAGTCCGGTATAGAGCCGACGACCGTCGATGACCTTGATCGGGCTGTTGTAGTCGATCAGGTCAACGGAGTTGACTCCCTCGAACCGGTTGTACTTCTTGGGCATGGTGTCTCCTTCGGGAGTGGTGGGTGGTGTGCCTCTAGGGTAAACCATATCAGGCTATAGCGCAAGCCATACACAAAACCCCCGCCGGTAAAGGCGGGGGCTTGTGTCCGGGGGCCGGGTATGCTATCGGCTACGGAGGATGTCACGCAGTTCATCGTGCAGGGCGTTGGAGACCCGATTGAAGGCCGCGACCCGGCCCTCGACGGCGGCAGACGACTGGCTGAAACCGAAGTTCTTAGCCATCGCCATCCGGTCGGTGGTCTCACGGAGACGACGCAGCAGGGCCAGCTCGACACTGGCATCCTCACCCATCCGGGCGAAAGTGGACGACAACATGTCGACGGCCTCATGGAAGGCCAGGGCACGCTGGAGGTTGGCGCAAAGGGTGTCGAGGTGGCTGTTGGTGGCCTTCTTCATCTCGCCACGCAGCTTTTCGATCTCCTCGGTCGCGGAGAGCTTCATCTCGAAGATCGACTGATCGACTTCCTTGATCGGGTCGGTGTGGAGTGTAGGCATGGTGAACCTTTCGGTGGGTGGTGGTTCGGACTCCTCCAGAGTAAACCATCTCAAGCTATAGCGCAAGTGTCTTCTTCGGCCCTCCTGGCGACCCGGAATCCCCCGGTAACACAAAGACCCCCGGAGAGTATCCGGGGGCCTCTGTGGGGTGCCTAGACCGTAGCGAGCTGCAACTCCGGTTGGGAG